CGTGTTCATATTCAACAACTATATTTATTGGATAAGACTGAGTTGGTTGAGTAAAGTATCCATCTTTGTAATACAGAACTCCAACTTCAGTATCTAATTCAAATTTATTCGTAGCAATCGAAGTTCCATCAATTGTTACTGAAATTAAACTATTTACCAATCGATGAGGTAGTAATAGTTCAGGGGAGTATTCTCCTTGTAATTTTGCTTTATGAAACCTTGGGATCCATGAAAGAGATGTCCAATCAAATAATAGATCAGTAATCCTTACTCTTTCGTCTGCTATCAACTCATCGGTATAAACTGAAGCTGAATTTAAAGCTGAATCATCAAATTGTCTAGCTTGTACTTCAGTAAATAAAAAATTTCCAACAACTTCGTAAATTAGAGCTTTACTTTGTTCTACTGATTCCCAGGTACCACTCCAGGTAACTGTTAATCTTCTGACTCTAGATGTGTTTGAAGTACCTAGATCGTAATAGTAAATTCCTGTTGAATCATTACTTGCTGTTTGAGAATCTACCAGGGTAGTTCCATTTTCATCGACTACAGAAATTGTTACATCTCCAGTAGCATCAGTTAATGTTCCATCTACTTCAAATTTTGCAGATATTCTACCTCTTGAGTTGGTTAAAACATGTTGAGTCCCCAGGCCATGCCTGATGTCTAACATTCAAACCTACTTTTTAGAATTTTCTTTTGCTTTTATTGATGCTTTTTCTACTTTGGCTTTTTTAACTGGTTCAGCTAAACCTCTATCTATTAACCATTGTGCAGAAGCAGGATCTATTTCTACTTCTTGACCTGGTTGTGGAATAGATATTCCATTTAACTTACCAACATAATTGCCGATAATTTTAACTATCATTATTTCTCCTGATTAGTCGTTCTTCATCCAGGACCTCGGTTGCCCGAGGCCTAGGATCAAGACTGAGTTTGTGGTAAAACGTGGAGGCATTACGGATACTCAGCTTGACTTCCTAATTAATTAGGCATTTGCAATATGTTTTACTGCTGATGTGTCTAATAAATCAGAATCTTGTCTTAATACAAATTTATATGAAATTAAATCTGTGTTAAAAGCAAAATCAGAACTGACTGATACCTCTACGTTGCCAACGGTTCTTAGTGCATATCTATTGAAAGCACCTACGTAGGCAAATTTGTTGCCAGTACCAAGGTCAGCTACATGTGGATCTTCGTATACTTTAAATCCTGCAAAAGTGTCAGGGTTACCTGCACTAACAGACGGACTCCATAAATAGTTATTGTTAGAGTCTTTCTTTTGTCTTAGTTCATTTAAAGTATTTGCATTCATAATAATTCCAAAGGATGGATCTTTACGATACTCGGCACCCATGCCATATATTGCATCGAATAGTTCATCTATTGTAAAATCTGCAACTGCACTAGTGGTTTTGACAACTGAACTAGCTGTAGCAATTCCATTATTTTGACTTGAACCTGTTCCGGTACACATAAGTTCATCTTGCTTTTTAGCAATCTGACTACCGGCCATATTTGCCATGAACTCTTCAAGATCTACACCTGAATCATTTAATAATTCTTTTGAGATCTGTGTAATGAATGCCAATTTATAAGCATCAAGAGTAACACTTGTTAACGTTGGGTCGGCTTCTGTAATTGCACTAGATTCTGAAATTATACTTGCTGAACTTAATGCACTAGCAACAGGGAATTTAAGAGCTTCCCCTCCAGCTGTTGAAATTTGGAATGCAAGATTTCTTACAACTCCAATATCATTCATAACAGAAGTCATTCTTTCATAAAATGAAGCAGGAACCACTCCGGCCGAATTAGATTTTGTTAAATCTCTTTTTTCTTGACCAAAAACATGAGATCTGATTTCTCCATTAGCTAATTGCTTGAATGGGTTATCTTTTCTCTCTTCTTCGTCAGGATCTACTTTAGCTACAGCTTTTTCAGAAGATAAAATTTCTTCTCTTCTAGCTTCAGCTTCTTTATTTCTTTTGTCTAGGTCATGTAGTTCCTTGATTCTTTTATCAAGAGAATCTAATTCCTTAGACATTGTGTCCCATTGATTTTGTTCTTCAGCATCTAATGATCTGTTTTCATTTTCAGAAACAGCATTAAGAGACTTCATAGCCTCCCATGTGCCTTGACGTTCTTCAACGAGTTTTTTTATATAATCCATTTATTTCTCCATGAATTGAGATAGGGATGTCTTTTCAACTGTCCCTGCTATTACTTAAACTGTGGGGAGGATGTCTTAACAACGGTCCTCCCGATCGGTTCGGCTCTAAACTTTTAAATTTATATTGTGATGTCGTTCTTCTTTGACATTAAGTAAAGTTTTCTTGATCTAACTTCAGCATCTACTTTGATTTTGTGATCATCTGATGTAGATACTCTCTCTAGGATCAAAGATCTTAAATCTTTTTTATCAATTGCATCAACAATCTCTTCAAGATTAATTCCTGATGCTTCAGATAATGATTCTAGAGATCTACTTACCCAGGACTTTGAGTCAGGATAAGCAGGAGTAGATACTATTGAAATTTCGTGTAATCTTACTGATCGTAAAACTCTTCTTACTGGATCGTCAGAATTTTTTGGTAGAATCCATTCGTCTCCACCATTAGGAACATCGAAGCCAAAACTAGAAGAACTTACTCTTCCTGATTCAACTGCATAGTATTTATCTCTAACTTCAGTTGATCGTAGATCCATATCTATTTCATAAGCTAGGCCTACGTTATCTTCTTTTAGTCTTAATGTTCCTGATCTTTTAGATCCAAGAACTATATCTGAGTTGTGATTCCAATAAGCAAAAATATCTTCTTTACTTGTGCTTGTACCTCGTTCATTTAATGATTTTTTAAATGATCCTGGAGATACTTCTTCAATAAAACCACCACTTAGTAAAAGTGATGGAGAATTGAATACTGCACCATAACCTGAAACTGTACCTGTATTATCATCTACAGCTCTTACTTCCATAGCATGAGTTAAGGTTCTATCTTCTTTACCGTCTCGAGGTAATAACATCTTTGGTCTTGATTTATACACCGGGTTTCTCCTTGTATCTTCTATTTGGTCAACTGCACGATCGAACCAGGCTTGAGCTTGATCCGGATTTAGAGGATCGTATCCCCATAAATAATGTGCAACGGCCCCAGGTCCTGGGAAGTCATCGTTATCAGGATTAGAATTTTTATCAGCTTCTAAATCTGATCTATGCCTTTTACCCCAGGCAGAAGCTCGAACTAATTTATCGTTAGTTATTTCTCCTCGTGCCATAGCAAGAGCTTCATCATAAGTTTGATCGGTTAAACCATCTCCGGCTAAACCGTCTTTATAATATTTAATTCCTTTTTCAGCATTTTCTTTGATATATTCAGGTACATCGGCCATTTAAACCTCTTGAGTAGGTTCTTCTGATCCCTGGATTTTCATATTAAGTGGAATTAAGTAAGTATCTCCGATTTCAGGATCTTCTATTGGAGACATATCTTCCAGGTTTCTAATATCATTAGCTGTTAATACTCCGAGCATTCTTAATTTGTTATAAACTTCAGTTCTATCTTTAGCATTACCTCTTAAGTAGCCATTAAGATCAAATTTTATAAATTGACCTCGAGGGAGTAATTGATTAAAAGTATTTTCTAATCTAGAGATCCACGGCAATACTGAATATTGAATAAAAGCTTTATTCTGTTCTTCAAGTCCTGATCCCCAGGATGTTTGTTTAGTATGTTCGTTCAATAAAAATAATGGGACGTTAAAAATTCTTGCAATCTCTTCAATAGAGAATCTCCTGGAGTCGATAAATTGTGCTTGATCAGGAGGTAAAGATATATTCTTCCACCTGGCACCACCAGTTAAAATTCCTGGTCGATGTGATTTATTAACACCTTTATGATGCCTATCCCAGGTCTCCATAAATTGTCGAAGCTGTTCTTCTGTTGGAGTTTGATCAATTTCAATAACACCGGATAATGAAGTTCCATTTTCAAAGAACCTTGATCCGTAAAGTTCTACAGCTTTACCGAATCCAAGTGCTTCTTTACAGTTATCAATAGGAGAGAGTCCTTTTAGATCATCTCCGTTAGCAAAAGCTCTAATGTGAATAATTGTTCCTGTTGGGTTTTTGGATGTATATCTTTTAAGAGGCTTATCATTTTTACCCTGGTTAATAACTGTATAAATTACAGTTCCATTTTGTCTTTGTATTGTTATGTCATCAGGATGAACGTTATAAAGTTCACTTGGATAACCTTGTCGATCACGATCAGTAATTACCAGGTAAGCATTACCGTAAAGTAATAATGAAGTCATAATCCTATGAAAAAATTCAAATACATCTGTTTCAGGGTTAACCATTCCTGAAACTTTATCTAACCATCCAGGTTGAGGATCTAATAATGATCTATATTTCTCAGTTTTTCTATAAACATGAACTGGCAGTGATGCTACAGCATTTGCCAAAATATTAACTGCTGAATAAACACCAGTTAGAGATAAAGCTACATCAGTATTGAGATTTATTCCTGCTGATGTATTCTTTCCCTCGAAAATTCCTAAATTAAAATTTGAAGAAGATATGAGTCTTTTTTCTGTGTTGTTTCTATTAAAAAATCTGTCAATTAAGGCCATTAATTAAATCTCCGTAAATAAGCCGAATACTAAAAGGGATGCTCCGAAGAACATAAGTGAAAGTCCTGGAGCTACTAAATATGCACCAGTTAATAAAAATAAATAACCTATAACAGTTGTTACTACTCGATTTGTCATAAACTTATAAATCCAAAATCTCCAACTTCTTCAGCTTCATTGTCTCTTCGAGCTGTTGCTCGATCATAAGCAATAACCGATCCTACGGCTAAATCGATCTTCCTTGGAGATTTCTTTTTTTCTTTTGTTATGTAGGCTCCTGTTACGGTCTCTTTCAAAAAGCAGTTATCTAGATGTCGTTCTAGATCAGGATTACCATCATGCATGATGTCTTTGTTAATTACTGCTGTATAAAATTTTGAAGTTGCTCGTATCATTCGTTTTCTATGATTAGTTTCATAAAAAACTACTTTTCCTGGGAACTCTTCCATCCACTCATCTAAACTTTTGTACCATCCAGGGGGATCTGCACTTAATTCCTGTACGTCAAATTTTGTAAATGCTTGTCGAATCTTTGCAGATACATCATCCCTGGGTACAATCCAGTTCTCATCGTGATAAGGTTTCTCCCATAATCCAACAACTTCAAGTCTTGGAATATCTTCTAAAGTACAAGCTACAAGGCAAGTCGAGTCATTGTTATAACTTCCATCAAACCCCAGTATTACTTTTGTACCTGGTTCTATTCCGTCATGTCTATCGAGATCATTCCAGGCACCGACTGGTAACCAGGAATCAGTTGTTTTAGCTATTTGTCCGAGATGATATCTTCTAAACTCATGCTCGGGGATCTCTTTAAATCTTCTCATTAGATTATCAACTGGCCAAAAATCATCAGCTCCAGGGTTAGCCTGGTAAATAGCTTCTTTTAAATCTTTTGGATTGTTTAAATCTAACCTTGGATCAGCTCTAAAAAATTTGTGATAAAAACTATCGTCCTTTATGTCTCCATGCTCAACTGCTTCAGCATAAGAGATCATTCTTCCCATGAGATCAGTTTCACTTCCTCCTGGAGTTGATATGTTTAACTCAAAAGTATTAGATCTCTTGGCTAGTCCATTGGTTAAAACTAGCCGAGATCTCTCTTGGGCAGGAGTAAGGAACGTTGCAATCTCATCTAAAGCTACGAAAGTTGGTCGTATTCCATCCAGTTGATCTCTACTCGATGCAACACGTCTTAACTCTCCAGGACTACCATCGGCCATAACAATTTTACGATCTGTTGATCTAATAAAACTTTTTAATGGTCCCTGGGTAAGTTGTGCTTTACAGGTATTAAATAAAATTCCTGCTTGATCTAAGTTACCTGCTCCAAGTACTACCAGGGGAGACTTGTGGTAACCACTTAATAAAAAGAAATTACAAATAGCTGAAGTAAGTTCAGATTTGCCATTACCTTTACCAGTTAGGATTAAAGCTCTTCGGTTTTTTAGTTTTCCTGTTTCATCCAGGACAAACATTTCATTTAATAAATCTTTTTGCCAATCACGAAGTAAAAATTGTTGTCCTGAGAAATCTGAATGATCTCCATAAACAAGATAAGTCTCAATAAACTTAATTATCTTTGGACCAAGTGATCTAATCTTCATCTGAGTACCATTCTTCAGAATCAATATCTAATGAAAACTCTTTTTGTAGATCTAATGTTGATTTTTTTGCATTATTTAAACTAATACCAAGCTGTAATCTCGATTTTGGATTTAAACCTAGTCGATCTTCTAATGCCAGGATCTCTTTATCCCAGGAAGAGATTTGTCTAACCAGGGGATGAAGTATTTCTTGTCCCTGGGAACCTACTGCACTAAATCCCTCTTTACGAACTCGTCTCCAGGCACGTTCTCTATCATCTTTTAATTTTGCTAGACGAGATAGAGCTTCTATATCTGTTTTATCCAGGATATAGTTAGCAAGATCTGAAGTCCAAAAATCATACCACCAGGATCTCGTTGTTTTCAAAAGTTTTGTAGGTGGTTTAGGTATATCTAATTTTTTATAGCCATCAATACTAAGTATTTTGGTATTTTTATCTATGCTAGGTCGGTCAGCTTGACCTTGTGGCTTAGGTATATTTGGCATAATTAGAATTTCCTAAAAAAAAATTTCTTCGGCTCGGGGGTGGTCAAAAAGTGTGAATTGGACTAATTTTTTCTTTCCT